AAGTCAAGACTCTGCTATAAAAGTAGCTCAGATTGGCAAAAGCAAAAGCCCTGGTGCAAACTTAAAACAAGGAGCAGAGGACGCTCTTGAAAAAGGCAATCATAAAAAGATTGATCAAATACATCAATATGCAACGACTACTACTCCTACAGGTAGAGCAAAGAAAGTTTCCGAAGCTAAACCAAGCGCAGGTCTAAGCAAAGAGAAAAAATCTGCTACAGTTAAAAAAGCCAAAGCAGGTGGTGACATCGGTAAGCCAGGTAAAGGTTTTGATAAACTAGCTAAGAAAGCTGGTGGTGGTGAGAAGGGCGAGAAGATTGCCGCAGCCGCCATGTGGAAAAACATGAAAGAAACTGTTGCTTACATGGCAGAAAAGAAAGCCGCTGTAAAAGATTTACCAGGCAATCAAGAAAAGATTGACGCAGATCACGATGGCAAGATTGAGAAATCAGACTTGGCTGCTCTACGTGCTGGCAAGAAAAAAGAAACTGTAAAAGAATCTTCTGAGTTCAGTCGTTTACAAGAGCTAACAGGTCGTTTAAATCGTAGTGAAACACCGACACTAGTTGAAAACAGCGAAGTTAATCAAATACGTGCTTTGACAAAACGTCTATTGGGGTAATACTCCATGGACATGAAGCGTATTCTACAGGCGTTAGATGGCGCATCTTCTAAAACTGTAGAAGGCGCTAATGATATGAAAAAGTTCCTTCAGGTAATAACTGAAGGAGCTAATCCTCATAAAGTTTCATTGCCAGTACAAATGGCAATGCAGCACTATCAAAAACCTCAAGAAGAAAAGTCTGTACAAAAACCTATCGGCCGAGAATTATCTATTGGCAAATACTTTCATCAAGTAGAAGAAGAAGTTGCTGAAGAAAAAAATCATAAACGTCAATTGATTAATCAGTATGCGTCGACAATCGCCGAACGTGTCCTGATGAAAGAAAGTAAAAAAGATCGCCTTGAACAAACTGCTAAACAACGAGCAGTTCAAGAATTAGATTTAGACCATAAAAAATATCAAAATTCATACGGTCATCATGGATTAGAACTTGATGAACGTTCAGTAAGTCAAGCACAAGCACGTACTATGGCGGCTGCGGCACATAATCCAGAGTTTGCTAAAAAGGTTGGTATCAAACAAACAGTTGCTAAAGAATTTAATCGAGCCGATACCGGTAAGAAATTAAACACATTACCTAAGCGTGTAAAAAAAGGCAAGCCTGTGAATGAAAATGAAATTCCCGATCACAGTATGGGATTCACCGGCGGTGTTGGTCCAGGTATACAAAGTGCAGTGGCCGAAACTCCGTTAGATTTTGATAAAGAAAATCCAACAGCTAGTACTATTTACGGACACAAAAGTAATCCTGGTTCAATAGAATATAGAATCATGAGAGCTCGTGCTCAATTAAAAGAACTAGCACAACAAGCAGATAGTAACGAATTAATCGTATGGGAAAGTATCGCTAGACATTTTCCTGAACTAGCCATGAATATAGAAGAAATCCGTCATGGTATAGAAGAGCTTGCTAAGATACGTAAAGGCGGTGGACGTAGAGTTCACAACATACCCAAAGAGATTGGCGAGAGCAATCCTATTAAAGAAGCTAACGCTAAGAAAAAATCATTAAAGAATTCAAACCCATGCTGGACTGGATATCATCCAGTGGGCACTAAAAAGAAAGGCGGACGTACAGTACCTAACTGTGTTCCGAGCAAAAAATGAACGTTCGTGAATTATTAATTCGATTAGATGAAATAGATGCAGCGGCACCTAAACCTACAATACCACAAGATGCTGAGAATTTAAAAAATCTTATCGACAAATCATTGACTCCAGTTAAAAAACCTGGACATTACGAATATGGTATGTGGAGTGATGAACCTGCTACTATTCAATCAACTGAATACGCACAATATACAGAATTACAAAAACTAATAAATCAATATTTGTTATTAGTTAAACAGCGTAAAGAAATGATTGCTGTGCCAGTTAAGGAAAGTATATTAGTAAAAGCATTAGTTGAAAGTTTTGGCTATGTATACGAAGACGAAGCTAGTGCTGCAACAAAACCTCATACTGTAAAAAATGCCGCAGGTAGATATGAGCTTGTAACTCCGACCGGCCAAAAAATTGCTGTAGGCAACGGGTTTCCGACTCAAACAGCCGCAATGGATTACGTTTATAAAAATCCACAGATGTTTACTGCGCCTGAAGCTAGTACTATGAGCAAGCTAGCAACAGGTGTAGGTGATGTTGCTAAAAGTGGTTGGAAAGCATCAGGTGGTATTGTAGGTTTAGGTATAGATGCCGCAATATCGTGTTGGCAAGGATATCAACAGATTAGTAATCTTCCTGCCGATATGCCACAAGCTGAAAAAGAAGACGCTGTACGTAAAATTATTGGACATTTAGTAGCACGATTCGGTATAAGAACAGTTGGAGTTGTAATGGGAGCGGCTATCGGTGGCCTAGCATCTGGTCCGTTTGCTCTAGTAGGAGCCGTTGCTGGTTCTATTATTGGCGGATTAGGAGCAGAATGGTTAGCGGGCGACAATGCAGATGCATTGGCAGATTTAGTTATCGACAAATTATACGGCAAGAGTAAGGTTGCTGGACAAGCCAAATGGCCAACTTCTGATGAGGAGATACGAGCATTTCAAAAATCACATAAAGATGTCGACGGTCAACCATTAGAAGTCGACGGCATGATCGGTAACAAAACTCTAGGCGCATTGAAAGCCGCAGGTGCTACTCCTCCACAAGGATTTGTACCAGTAAGAGATAAAGTATCAAGCAATCCTAATAAACCAAATATTGCTGCACAAGCCGAAGATACTACAAAGATTGATAAACAAATCGCAGACCTAAAAGTACAAATTCAAGCTATTCTAGACGAACTATCTAAATCAAAGAATCCAGAAGTACTTAAACGCATTGAACAATTAAAAGCTAAACTTGGAACTGATTTCAATTCAACTACAACTCCAACAGCTACAAATGCCACTGTTGATACTACTAAAGGCCCTGATATGTCAAAGGTTAACACACCTGCGTCTCAAGCAGGAGTTCCAGATAGTTCAACATTAAAAGTATATAATAAAGATGCTAATGGTAATTTCCATCAAAATGATTATACCGAACCAAATAAAGCTAAGCCAGACGAGTTAGCACAAGTTAAGAAAAATGCTGGTATTCCTCAAAACAATAGGTAGTAAGAGTATATATACTGGCGGAACTATTGTTTATAAAGAAAAATAAAATGGCAGATTTATTTCTGCCATTTCCACCTCTAAAGGTTGTATTTTTAAAATAAGTAGTATATAATAGGCAATATAGTTAAGGAGATAATATGCCAGGACGTTCATACGGTGCAGAAGAAAAGGCAAAATTAGAAAGATTAATCAGCGAAGGCTCTACAGTACTTCGCGAAGTAGAAGATTTACAAGAAGGCTTAAAAGAAACTGTTAAGGCAGTAGCAGAAGAATTACAAATCAAACCAAGTGTTATTAATAAAGCTATTAAGATCGCACACAAAGGCGATTGGCAGGCTTACAATGAAGATTGGGAAGAGATTGAAGCTATTTTGGATATTACAAAACGTATCTAAAGGTAGTATAATAAGAGGGTCGGCGGGCCAATAAACCGCATGAAGGTAATTGTCAGCCTCAAGTGACATGGAGAAGAAAATATGTCTTATGTAGACGCATGGTTTGACCGCGAGAACGATATCGTTAAAGTGGTTGAACGCAACAAGAAAGGTGAAAGGGAATTCAGAGATATTCCTGTACGCCATACATTTTATGTAAAAGACCCACGCGGCAAATTCCAATCAATTTACGGTGATCCACTTACTCGTATCATTTGTAAAAATACAAAAGAACTACGCAAAGAACAAGCTATCAATTCAGGTAAGCAATTATTTGAAAGTGATATTAATCCAATCTTTGTAACTCTAAGCGAACACTATTTAAATCAGGATGCTCCTAAATTAAATGTAGCATTTTTCGATATTGAGGTAGACTTCGATCCAGAGCGCGGCTATGCTAGTCCGGATGATGCCTTCATGCCAATTACTGCGATTGCCGTTTACCTACAATGGTTAGAAACTATGGTATGTATGGCTATTCCTCCTAAAGGTCTTAAGATGGCAGATGCCAAGGAAATGGTCAAAGATTTTCCTAATGTCTACTTGTTCGATAACGAAGCAGACCTGTTGAGTATGTTTCTTGATCTTATTCAAGACGCAGACATATTAAGCGGCTGGAATTCGGAAGGTTTTGATATTCCGTATACTACAAATAGAGTGACAAAAGTTCTGAGCAAAGAAGATACCAGACGTTTTTGCTTGTTCAATCAGTTACCTAAAAAACGTGAATATGAAAAGTACGGTCGTACTAGTACAACATATGACTATATCGGTCGTGTACATTTAGATTACCTTGAACTGTATCGCAAGTATACATACGAAGAACGACACAGCTATAGACTAGATGCTATTGCCGAGTACGAATTAAACCAACGCAAAACGCAATACGAAGGCACATTAGATCAGCTGTACAACAATGACTTTCGCACATTTGTAGAATATAATATTAATGACTGTAAACTGCTCGATGATTTGGACAAAAAGTTAAAGTTTATGGACCTGACCAATACCCTAGCACATGAATGTACTGTACTGTTACAGACTACAATGGGTGCCGTGGCTGTAACTGAACAGGCCATTATTAACGAAGCACATCGCAGAGGTTTTCAAGTTCCTAATCGTACTAAGATGAGTGAACGTGAAGATAACGAAGGAGCGGCAGGTGCGTATGTGGCATTTCCTAAAACAGGTATTCAAGACTGGGTTGGTTCATTAGACATTAACAGTCTATATCCAAGTGCCATTCGTGCGCTGAACATGGGCCCGGAAACGATTATTGGACAGTTGCGCCAAACTCGAACAGAAGAATACATTGAACTACAGTTGGCTAAAGGTAAAAGTTTTGCGGCCGCTTGGGAAGGTAAATTTGGCAGTAACGAATATGAATCGGTAATGGCACAAGAAATTGGCACAGACATTACTATTGACTGGGAAGACGGGTCCAGCGATGTGTTGTCGGCTGCCGAAGTATATAGATTAATATTTGAAAGCAATCAGCCTTGGATGCTTTCGAGTAACGGTACTATCTTCACCTATGAAAAGGAAGGTATTATTCCAGGGCTACTTAAACGCTGGTATGCTGAACGTAAAGAGATGCAGGCCAAACTAAAGGAGGCAATAAATGCTGGAAACAAAGTGGAAGAAGAATATTGGGATAAGCGACAGCTTGTTAAGAAGATTAACCTTAACAGCTTGTATGGCGCTATTCTTAACAGCGGTTGTAGATTCTTTGATAAACGAATCGGACAATCAACAACGCTGGTCGGTCGCCAGATCGCAAAACATATGGCGAGTAAAGTAAACGAGATCATTACAGGCGAATATGATCACATAGGAAAGGCAGTAATTTATGGTGACACTGATAGTTGTTATTTTAGTGCTTATCGCACTCTNCAGAAGGACATTGAAGCCGGACGAATTCCCTGGACGAAAGAAACAGTAATCCAACTGTACGATACTATTGGCGAAGAGGTCAATCAAACATTTCCACAGTTCATGTTGGACACATTTCACGTACCTAAATCGCGTGGTGAAGTTATTAAAGCAGGTCGTGAGATTGTTGGCAGTAAGAGTTTGTTTATTACTAAAAAACGTTATGCTGTATTGTATTATGATAAAGAAGGTAAACGCACAGATATAGATGGTAAGTCGGG